TTTTAATGCTGTTTGGTCTTCTGTTGGATTATAATAATTTCCTCCACCATCTCCCGCTTGAATCTTCTCTAAAACTACTGACTTACCTAACATTCCTGCGTTAGCAATCTTAGCTTTGCCTATATTTGTTAGTATTGTGTAAAATTGTTCATCAGCCATTTGTACCACCTCCTACCTTGGATATACTGTTAATGTTTCTGAACTTATGTTATTAGCTAATGCAAACTTAGCTTTAACACTTGCTTTTACTTCTTTACTTGTATAAGGATATACTGTTATTTCTTCACTCATAATTGCTGTTTGTGCAAAATAGGTTTTACTTTTCAATAAAGATACTAATTTATAACTTACAGCTAAATGAGAAGGTTTTATAACATTTACTCTCTTATATAAATCTTCTAAATCTCTAGGAAAACCTTGAGTACTAGTTAATTCAACACCAAAAGTATACGGAGATATATTTTCATTTATTTTTATGTTTGCACCTGTATAAGATTGAAGTATCATAGACATTCTTTTAGGTGTCATAATATATTTACTTTGAAGCTTAGCAATAACTTTTCTTCTTCTAATTTCTATATCTTCATCTATATTGGTAGTTAAACCTACTCTATTTTCCCAAAAGCTCAAACCCCATGTCGCACTCTGAGGAAATAATTGTAACTCTATTTCTTCATTCAATAACTCTAGATTATCAAATTCGCTTCCTATAGCTTCATATATAGAGTTCATGACTAAAGATTGTTCATAGATAGGAGATAATGTTAAAAGCATTTCTCTACCTTTTTTAGAAGTTATCACGCTATCACCTCATTGATTATCTCACCTATTCCAACGACTTGGTCATTTAAAATAATATTTGTTGTTCCATCATTTATTGTCAAGTTAGAAAAATCTTGTATTCCTTCATCTGCAAGCATCATAGAACCTGTTAGTGAATAAATTGCATTATAAGAAACAGTACCTCCAATATCTATTTTATCGAGGTATTTGTCTATTTTATTTTTTAAGATATTCAGCACAGTTTCTTGACTAAATCCATTTGAAAACACAAAACTAGCTTTTACATTAATTAGTAATGTTTGTGGAGTAGCTATAGTTACAATAGCACCTATAGGAGCTTTTCCATCTCGATTTTGACCTTCTTCTGTATTCAATGGATATATATATTCTTGGACCTTATCTATTAATTCTTGTGTTGCTGCTTTCCTATTTTTATCTAGTATTAATACTTTTACTGTACCTGGTCCAGCCCATTCTGAAACTACATAAGCATATCCCACTCCATTAACTTCTTTAGCCCATCTTATATAATCTGAACTAGCTCCACTTAATTTGTCCTCTTGCTCTGCTACAAGAACTCTTTCTCTAAAATGTTCTTCATCTTCTATATCTGTTCCACCTTTGAAATCTTCTTTATTAGTAACTGATTTAATACCATTAATAGAACCTAATAAAACAGTTGTAGTATTTTGAGCTACATTCCCTATAGTTCCTACAATCCTGCATTCTGCTTTAATATCTACTGTTTCATTTTCTCCTATATTTTTAGTTTCAAGAAGCTCAAATTCTATGCTCTGTTTTTCATCAGTTGCAATAGTAGTTACTATAGTTCCTTTTGTAATGATAGTTCCTTGCATACCTGTAAATGTAATAACTCCAGTAGCCTTAGTTGGTTGATTTTTAAATACTCCTTTACATTCACCAAGCCACTCTAAATAAGTTCCATAACTGGTTTGAGGAAATGCAATCTTTAAATTATTTTGTAATCCTAGTTGTTTTAATTCAGCTATTTGTTCTGCTGTAGGTCTTGTTGCATCATAGATAAAGTCACCTTCTAATGTAGAAACATCTTGAAAATTACTTAACATCCTTTCATGTACAGCGTCTTCATCTTCTGTTAAAAATACTGGTATAGGTAGCTCTCTTTCCATGTAATAATCACCTACCTTTTTATATTGCCATCAATTACTATATTTTCATCATCTATTGTCAATACATTAAATTCATACTCTACTAACCTGCTATTCTCCAACCAATTAAAACTAAACTCTCCTACTTCTTTTGTGTAAGGATGCACTAAAAGAGTTTCTTTTATTAATCTAGTTATTTCAAGCTCTTTTGCACTTTGAGATAAGTTACTGGCAATTAAGTCTTTTATTTCACTTCCATATACACTAGAATAAGCTGACCTTTTGTACCTAGGTGTTAGTATAGCCTTTTGACACCATTGTTTATATGCCTGCATCTTGTCACATTTTTTTAATGTTCCATCTGCATTTTTAACAAATTCGCCTTTTTCAAAATCAAATAAAAAAGAACCCTTTAGGTCCAGTTCATTCTCATTATTATTTTTTAATTCTATAGTTTCAAAAGTTTCATTTTGAGGAAATAGGTTTGGCATTTACAACCCTCCCAATTACTACAAATTCAGCTCCCATAACGGCTACTAACACCTTATCGCCTATAGCCAAGGGTTTTAATTCTTTTGGAGTTTCTATTTTATGTTTATGTCTATATTCTGCACCTAACATTTCATCTGAAAGAGTAAAATAATCCTCTTTCAAAGTTAAATTCTCTAATACTAGATAATCCTGTATTTCATCTTTATAACCATTAACCTTAAGCCCATTTGCTGTTATTTCTGCAAGTTCGCATCCTATTCCAAAAACTCCATCATTAACACTTTTATTCATTTTTTCTTTCAATATTCTAGCAACTCCATTAAATCTGGCATCAGTCATTTGTATAAAACTTCCTCCTTATATATTCTAAAGTCCCTATATTGAGCTTCATTTTCGGTTTAGAATCTAGTGTATGAGTAACATCTATAACATAATACTCTTTACCTTTTAGAGATACCTTATCACCTGCACGTATCCTATTTATATCCACTGCACAATCAACGCTTATTGTTTCTTCACCCGAATTAAACATTGCTTCTGCTGCTTTCTTAGCTTCTTTAGCATTTTTTATCTTTTCATCCTGCTTAATCTTTTGTAGAGTTCCAAACTTATCAGCATCTTTTTTATATGTCCCAATTATAGGTGCTTTTGTATTTTCATCTTTACTCTTTCCTAAAACTTTTACACTTGTTACTGCATCATTAAAACTACTTGTAAAGTTTGCATCTTCTAATATACTATCCAGCTTATATACATTTACATTAGTACCAAGCTTAAATAATTTTAATTTATTGTCCATTCTTACCCTAAATAAATCTCCACCTTTACTTGCTGTTTCTTTTAAGTCTTTTTTAATCATATCTAGTATATTAGTCTTATGTATTACTTTAGCAAGTTTCTTCCCTGTATTAGCTAAGTTGTAATAAGGTATATTCCATTGTTTACAGTAGTACTCAATCCTCTGTGTCGCTGTATTTTCTTTAAACGAGTATTGTTCTTCACTTTCTTCCATGTAAACTGTTCTTTCTCTACAAGACAATGTCAGTTTTTTACTCTTTTCACTTCTCCTAGTTTCCCATATGACTCCATTGAAGATTGTTTCTTCTTTTTTACTCTCATATGCTATATCAATTAGAACTATTTTATCACCCTTTTTAATTCCTATGTCTTGAAGTTGTTTAGGTTCTACTAATGATATATCCATCTTATATGCAACTCCATCTATAGCTTCTGAGAGAGTTATTCCCTCGTTAAAATTTGCAATATCATATTTTCCGTTTAATATTATTTTCATTTAGAAGGTATCACCAACTTTTGTCCTTTTTTAATCACATTTGGATTTTTACCAATGACTTTTTTGTTTTCGGGTATATTATAAATCTCTGTCCATCTTGAACCCTTACCTAAAAATTTCTTTGCAATACTCCATAATGCGTCTGCAGATGTAACTGTATATGTTTTTGATGATGATTGAGTGTTAGGTCTATTGTCCTTTAAATCTGTTTTAGCATTACTTTTAGTTTCTTTTTTTAATGTCTCTATTTTTAGTTCTCTGTAAGTTCTAAATGTTATCTCAATGTCTCTGTCTTCTTCTCTTCCTGCTGTTTGGGTATTACTAAAACTAGATATTGTAACTAATCCATTGTAGCCAAACCCTGTCATGATAAGTCTTAGAGGTTCAGCTTGGTCTACCCATTTTTCAAGCATTGCAACTGTTTCAGTTGGATTTTTTAACTCACTATATCTGCAATAAGAAACGTCATATTGAAAAGGTAAAAATGTTTTAAATGATATTTCTCTTATCTTCTCCCCTTCTTTTTTAATGTCAAATTCACCTAGATTTACTATATCTACAGTTTCAAATCTTTTTTCTTTTTTTATAGATAGAGAATCTTGTGGGGTTACTGGAAAATGAAAATCTATCTTTTCTTTTTCATTTTTTAGATAAATGTCTATTACCAAGTTATCACTTCCTTTTTACAATAAAAAAGACATCTATTCCTAATAAATAAATGCCTTTTTCTTGTCTATCTAATTTTTAAAGTCTTTGAAAGAGAAAAATTCCATGTTATCAACGCTATTAACATTATCTTGAACTTTCAAGAAATCATCTATATTAATTTGATATGTTGTTTGACCACTTGAACCTACAAAATATATTTCTGCTGAGTCTATTCTAAATTCTTTCAACTTGTTAATTAAGTCTTTAGTAAATACCTTACAACTGCTTTCGTTGTCAAAACTTGCATTTTGAACTTGTAAACTAAGTACATAGCTACCATCTGTATCTAATACATCATTTGTGTAATAATTTCCTTTATACTCTGCTGGAATTATAGAATCAACTTTTTTCTTTAGCTCTTCACCAGTTAATGTTTGTTTTTTTGTTTCCACTTTTCCTTTGTTGTCCTCTTTAGAATTTTTCTCTATTTCCTCTTTTTTCCTTAACTTCCTCTTGTTTTTCGTTTCTTCTTTAATTTTCTTTTCAGCATCTTCTTTATCTTTATTACTAGAAACTTGATTGACTTGAGTAGAATTTTTATCATCTAAATCTCTTGTAAGATAAACAGTCCTAGCACAACTTAATGTTAATAATGCTAAAAAACATCCTAAGATTATTTTGCTTTTATTTTTAGCTTCAATAGCTTTCATTAAAAATTCAATTGAAAAAACAGCTAAAGTGATTGGTAAGAAACATATTGCTATAATACCTATAATAACTTTTAAGAAAGTATTTAGACTTTTAAATTTCTGCCACATAAAATTTCCCCCTCATAAATTTGCATATTTTAACAATATTATATCATTTATGAGGAAGATTTTTTTAACAACAATTCGACATTATCCAATGTCTTGCAATGCTTCTCTTAGTTCATTTTCTACTTGAGACATTATTTCTTGTATCATTTCTTCTTTATTATCACTATTTTGAACATTGATAGATATTCCACCTAAATTTATTGTATTCCCATTACTTGAAACTAAACTCTGTGTTTGAGCTTCTTTATATTCTTTATTGTCTGAATCCAAAATATTTGTAAATTGTCTAACGTTATTTACAACATTAGAACTACCTACTACTTTTTGAGAAGGAGTTGAGCCTAATCCTAACATTTTACCTGTTTGTTCATACAAGCCTATTGCTCGATTTCTTCTAGCATTTGATAAAGGAATAACCATTTCAGCTCCATCTTCTCCACATATAGATGGTTTACTTGCAACTCCTCCTTCTGCAAAGCGACCAAATATATTACTTAGTATTCCACCACTACTTTCATTTACTGTCCTTTTAACTGTTGTTTGTGTAGTCTTGACATTAAAAGATGCACTTATTGGTGCTGAAACTGTTGCTCTTACACTATTCCAATAGCTTATAACTTGACTTGACATAGCACTAACTTGACTTACTACAGAACTACACATAGCAGAAATGACACTTATAGCTGAACTACTTAAACTCGTAAAAGATGTTCTAGCTCCGTTGTACATGCTACTACATGCAACCCTTACATTTGATGCTAACATATTAAAAGAAGTTGTAGCACCATTATACAAGCTACTTCCTG